ATAACCTGTGGCCGGAGATGAGTAAGTGGCAGAAGCGCAGCGAGTATTTCTCGACGGCGTTTGAGTGGGCAAAGACCAGGATCACGTGCCGGGAGAGCCCGGAGAACTGGTTCATGAGTTTGCGGACCTGGGCCAGGACGGCGGACAAGCAGAAGCAGGCGGATGCACTCGCGGGTGGTCACGCCGATTACATGATGTATGTGCTGGAGGAAGCGGGCGGAATACCGGATTCGGTGGCGGCGACGGCCGAAGCGGGCCTAGCGACGGGGATTGAGACGAAGCTGTTGTGCGTGGGGAACCCGACGATGCTGGAGGGGCCGTTGTATCGGGCGTCGAGGGCAGACCCGGCGTTGTGGTATGTGGTGCACATCACGGGGGATCCGAAGGATCCGAAACGTTCGAGCCGGGTATCGGCGCAGTGGTGCCAGGAACAGATTAACGAATACGGGCCCGAGAACCCGTGGGTGCTGGTAAATGTGTTCGGGCAGTTTCCGAAGAGTTCGCTGAATGTGTTGTTAGGGCCGGAGGAAGTGGAGGCCGCGATGGCGCGCGTGCCGATGCCGATCACGTATCAGGCCGCGCAGAAACGAATCGGCGGCGACATGGCGCGGTTCGGGGATGACCGAATAATTTTGTTTCCGCGCCAGGGTCTGCGCGCGTTTATGCCGATCACGCTGCGGAATGCAACGGGCCCGGAAGTGGCGGCGCGGATTGGCGTGGCGAAAGCGAACTGGGGTTGGGAAGTGTGTTTGCTCGATGACACCGGCGGGTGGGCCGCCTCGGTGCAGGATTCGATGATCCAGGCCGGGATGAGCCCGGTGCCGGTGAATTTCGCCGGGAAGGCAGACGACTCCCGGTATTTAAACCGCCGCGCGGAGATGCACTTCAGGCTCGCGCAGTGGGTGAAACGCGGCGGGTGCTTGCCGCGCACGCCCAGTTTAAAAAAAGAATTGACGGCGCCGACGTACACGTACGTGAACGGGAAGTTTCAGATCGAAGAGAAGAAACAGATTAAAGAGCGATTGGGATTCTCTCCGGACGAAGCCGATGGGCTGTGCCTGACGTTCGCGCTGCCGGAACTGCGCGCCGGAAGTTCCTACCGGCCGCACACACCGGAGAACGCCAGCGATTTGGCGCAGGGAAAAGCATTGGGAGACTGGGATCCCTTGCAAGAAACGGAAAATAGAAGTATATATAGCGAGATGATTGCGCGGGACCTGGATGAGGACAAGGAGTTGCCGGTGATGGATGTGATATGAATGCGGTGGCCGAACGGGATACGGCCGTGAAGTTCGGGCTGGAACCGTATTCGGAAAAACTCGTTCAGGAAATGCGGCCGATGTGGGATGCCTACCAAGAAGAAGTATTCGGAGAAGAATTCGTTCCTGACCCCAATCTCACGATGTACTCCCAGTCGCAGAAAAATGCAACGTTGAGGATATTCACGGCGCGCGTCGGTTCCAAATGGGAATCGACGCTCGTGGGGTTCCAGGTGGTATTCGTGATGAATCACCCACACCGGAAATATTCCCTCGAAGCCTGCCAGGATATTTTGTATCTCGATCCCGAAGTCCGAAAAGGACTCGTCGGTTTAAAGTTCCTGAAATGGTGCGACAGGGAATTAATCCGCGAAGGCGTAAAGAAAATTACCCACCAGTGCCGCGCCCATAAAAACTTGGGCCGAATATTTGAACGTATGGGGTACACGCTAACCGAATATTCCTACGCACGGAGGATCTGATGCCGCCAGCCGCGATCCCGTATATTGCATTGGCCGTCACTGCCGCTACCGCCGTGGGCGGCGCCATCGAACAGAACCAAACGACGCAGCACGCCAAGGGCGCCGCAGAAGCTCAACAAACGGCGATGGACGCACAGGTAAAAGCGGCGGATGACCAGACGAAAGCCACGCAGAAAACCCAGGCGACGACCGCGCAAGCCGGCGCCGCGCAGAAGATGGCGGCGGCGCTCGCATCGATGACCGCAACGGGTGGTGAGTCAGGGACGATCACAGGCGCTTCTGCGGCAGGAGCCGCACCCACCGCACCGAAGACGCTCTTGGGAGTGTAAATGCCAGCCCAGTTCTCACGTATCCGGCCAGCGAATATTGACCAGGGCGGCTATAACCCAGACAAAGGAATTTTAAGTCGTCTCCAGTTTGAACGCTTGCGCGGACAACTCTTGGTCGAACGTTCCACATTTATACCCCATTGGGAACAGCTCGCCCGTTTTATTAAGCCCAGGCGTTCACGATTTTTCACCACGGACCGCGATCGCGGGAATCGCCGAAATCATTCCATCATCGACTCCACCGGAACCTTGGCCCACCGGACCTTACAGTCCGGGATGATGGCCGGATTCACATCCCCTTCTCGGCCGTGGTTTCGTTTGGCGACCTACGATCCCGACCTGGATAAGCTAGAGTCCGTCAAGGAGTGGTTGTTTCTCGTCACCGATATCATGGCCAGTATGTTTATGCGGAGTAATTTATATACGACGCTCCCAACATTCTACGGGGATATGGGCCTCATGGGGACGGGTTGTTTTCTTATCGAAGAAGATTTTGATTCGGTGATGCGATGTTTTGGCCCGTTCCCGGTGGGGTCGTATTATCTGATCGCCAACGATAAGTGGATCATTAACGGATTCATGCGCGATTTCCAACTCACGGTACGCCAGGTTGTGGAACAGTTTGCGATGGATCCGAACGACAACAAGATACACTGGGAACGGGTGTCAGAGTTGGTGAAGAATTTATTTATCGGCGGAACCACCGAAGCATGGATGGAACTTTCGCACGTGATCATACCGAACCCTGATTGGGATCCCCGGTCTTCACTTAGCGATAAGAAGAAATATCTTTCCGTGTATTGGGAACGTGGTTCGCAAACAGGGGATTATTCCAGTGAACTCATAGACCAAGAAAAAATCTTGTCGCAGAAGGGATACGACAAATTTCGAATTATCTGCGGGCGCTGGGAAGTCACCGGAGAGGATATTTACGGGACCGATTGCCCTGGTATGACGGCGCTTGGCGATGTCATGGGCAATCAGACGATGGAACGAAGGGGGATGCAAGCGCTTGAAAAATCGATTAATCCGCCAATGGTGGCGCCCTCCGCTCTTAAAAATCAGAAGGCGACAGTGTTACCGGGTGACATTACCTACCAGGATTTACGTGAGGGGCAAAAAGGATTTGAGCCTGCTTATACCATCAACCCGAATTTCCAGCAACTTGAACTCAAGCAAAACCAGAACCGTACGCGAGTGAAGGAATGTTTCTATTACGATTTATTTCGTGCGATTTCTGATTTAGAAAAGTCGAACGTGACCGCCGAGGAAATTCGCGCCCTTAAAGAAGAGAAACTACAAGATCTTGGGCCGATGGCGGATCGATTAAATGTTGAGGTACTGGATCCTATCGTAGAGCATGGGTTTGATTTGTTAATGAAGCAGGGGCTTATTCCGCCCCCGCCGCAGGAGTTACGCAGCATGGCAATACGTCCCGAATATATGTCGATCATGGCGGCTGCGACAAAAGCACAATCCGTTGCGGGCATTGAACGGTTCATCGATGATCTCACAAAAATTAGGGAACTTGAGCCGCAAGATCCAGGCGTATTAGACAAAGCGAATTTTGATGAAGCGATCGAACATTTAGGCAATGATCTCTCGATTCCGCCAGGGATAGTGCGTGATGATGAAGCCGTGGCAAAGATGCGAGATACTCGCCAGAAACAGCAAGCGGCGGCACAGAAAGCACAGCAAATGGCGGCGGCGGCCAAGAGCGCGAAGGATCTTTCAGGTGCCGATACGGGCGGAAAAAATGCGCTTACAGACTTAATCGATCAGGGCCAAGCCGGGAATTTGACGCCGCCATAGTTGTAAAGATGGCGAAAGGGATGTACAGTTATCTATGCCTTATGTCTCGGCAGCACAGCGCAAGATGTTTAATGCCAAAGCCAAGCATTCAAAGAAATGGGCGAAGATGGCGTCGCGTTGGAACGCGCATTCTAGGGGTCAGAAGAATTTGCCGGAGCACGTGAAGAAATGAAAGTAGAAGCACAGAAGAAATATAGTGCATGGAAAAAAACGACCAATGTAAGGCCTATTCTAACGGGACCGATAAAGGACGGATTATTCTCTGTCCCTGGGAATGCGTTTACTGCAACAGATGAAATTCAATGGGCAAAAAAGCGCATGGATTCTACTCGCGTCGCTCAGTACGCGGACTCACGATGCGGTCTTCCAAATACTTATGATCCTGCGGGAGCTTATCTCTGCGCTGGCCGTGAAGATGGAGCCAGCTCGCCATGTAATAAACGCGAGGGCGATGAATGTCTAATCCGAAAATTAAAATTAGACA